ACCATGATGTTCCGGGCAACTCCCCCTGCCCGGAACATATTTCTAGTATGAAAAGAAGCAGAGAATCGTTATATCAAATGCGTTACTATCGTAAAAAAACGATGGACGCTTTACGTAATGAAAATAAACGGCTGAAAGAGCGAATTAATTTAATTCTAGACAGCCCAGAGGGAAAAGAATATAAACGAAGAAAGGCTCGCGAATACTATCGTGAGTATAGAGAGAAAAATAAAGATAAAATTAGAGAGTATCAAAGAGAGTATGCAAAAATTTAAGGATATATTTGAAGGCAACAATAGTGCTTACGGACAATTAATATTATCAGGCGAAACTACAGACAAAGGTAAAGCTGTTGGTAAAGCATTTATTAAAAGAGAATCAATTCCTGATCAGTTATGGAAAGAACACATTGAAGGTAAAGAGCCTGCACTAGGGGTAATACCTATTAATGAAGACAACATGTGTAGATGGGGATGTATTGATGTTGATGAATATAATTTAAGTCATCAAAAAATAATTGACGATGTAAAGAAAGCAAAGTTTCCATTAGTAACATTTAGATCAAAGTCTGGCGGCGCACATTTATTTTTATTTGCGAAAGAGTTTATTCCAGCATCACTGATGCAATCAAAATTAAAAATGATGTCAGAGGCGCTAGGCTTTGGCGGTAGTGAAATATTTCCAAAACAAACTGAGATACTCGTGGAACGTGGAGATACAGGAAACTTTTTAAACTTACCCTATCATGGAGACACATTAGGTTTTAGGTATACATTTTTAGAAAATGGAGAAGAAGCTAGTCTAGAAGAGTTTTATAAAATCTATGACAACTCAGTACAGACTAAAGTACAAATAGAATCTATTGTAGTCAAAGGTAAGGTTGTAAAAGAAGAAGCTTTTAAAGATGGACCACCATGTTTAAATAAATTAGCAGACGAAGGTTTTGGTGAAGGCTCACGTAATAATGCATTATTTAATGTAGCTGTATATCACAAGCAGGCTAATCCTGATAACTGGGAAGATAAAGTTATGGAGGATAATACTAAGTGGATGAATCCACCATTGAATTATAAAGAAGTACAGGCACTGTTAGCATCAGTAAACAAAAGAGGTTATGATAAATATAGATGTAAAGATCAACCTATTTGTGGAGTATGCAATGCTGCTAAATGTAGAACTAAAAGATTTGGTGTTGGGTTTGAGGAAGAGCAGATGCCGGAGATGGATACATTAAGTAAGATAGCATCTAACCCACCGCAATGGTTTTTAAATGTTGGTGGTAAAAGAATAGAACTAAACTCGATGCAGCTACACAATGCTAATTTATTTGCGTTAGCTGTATTAGATCAAGCTAACATTATATCTCCTATACCAAAAGCAAAAGACTGGAGAGAGATTTATCTAAAACAACTTATGTTAAATCTAGAAGAGATAGAGCCTTTAGAATCATTAAACAGCAACGAACAGTTAGAAAATTTATTGTATGACTTTACAGTGCATAGAGCACAAGCAAGAACTAAAGAAGACATATTGAATAAAGCAGCGTGGACCGATGATGATAAGAAGATAACATTATTTAAGATGGATGATTTCTTTGCATTTGCCAAACGTAATAACTGGGAGATGGATAAAACTAAAACAGGTAATTTATTAAAACAATTAAAAGATATATTTGTAGAAGAGGTCAGATTAAAGATTAAAAACCAAACTCCTCGTCTTGTAAAAATAAAAGCTATGAAGAGATATGAACCGGATGTTTCTCAAAAGCCATACGAAGAAGAGGTACCTTTCTAATGAAATGTTGGAGCTGTAATCACGAATTAATATGGGGCGGTGACCACGACACTGAATGGGAAGAAAATAACGAAGAAGAACATATGATTATGACGAACTTATCATGTCCTAACTGTACAGCGGTTGTAATTGTTTATCATGGGAATGTAGATAGATGAAAGAATTAATACTAGGTCCTCCAGGTACAGGTAAAACAACTGAGCTTTTAAACATAGTTAAAAAACATTTGGATGAGGCTGTTGATCCTAGGGACATAGGTTATTTTTCTTTTACAAAGAAGGCGGCTATTGAAGCTAAAAGCAGAGCTATGGAAAAGTTTCCAATGTATACTGAAGAAGATTTTCCTTATTTTAGGACTTTACATTCACTAGCATTTAATCAGCTACGATTAAAGAAGACACAAGTAATGCAAAAAGGTAATTATAAAGAGTTTGGAAAGGACTGCGGCATACCTTTAGATATAAAAACTGCTTATAATAGCGAAGAAGATGGAACATTTACTACTGACAATGAATACCTAAGATTGATAGACAAAGCTAGAGCAATGGACATACCTTTGCTAGATCTATACGACAGCAATACACATTATATAGACATAGAAAGAGATAAGCTTTATCTTATAGATAGAGAACTAAAAAGATATAAGGAAGAAACAGGGTTATTAGATTATGGAGATATGTTACAGAGGTTTGTGGAGTCGGATATGGCTCCAAGATTTACTGTCTTGTTCATCGATGAGGCCCAAGATTTATCTCCACTCCAATGGAAGTTGGTGCGAAACCTCTGGGGAAGATCTACTAATACTCACATCGCAGGCGATGATGATCAGGCTATATTCAGATGGGCAGGAGCCGATGTGGATCATTTCCTCAGGTTGGACGAAGAAGTCGACAATGTCCGTATTTTAGAAAAATCTTATAGAGTACCTCCTTTAATTCATGAGGTTGCGCAAAGCGTTATAGGTAGAATAGAAAACAGATACGAAAAAGAATATAAACCTTGTTTTGAACGAGAGTATGAAAATGGTGTAATGACTAAGATAACCGGAAACAGAGAACGTCATTCTAATATTGAACAAGTAAATATGTCAAAAGGAACCTGGTTAGTATTAGCCAGCACTAATTATCTTTTAGAAGATGCGGAAGAGCTTTGTAAAGAAAGAGGTTGGTACTATTCTAAAAAAGGCAAAAACTCTTTACCTTTAAAACTATTGAAAGCAATTCAAGATTGGGAAAAGTTTAGACTAGGTAAAACTACTTTAAACTCTAAGGATATAAAAGATATCTATAGTTACCTAGGAGAGAACGTCGCTAGGGGATATAAGACTGGAACAACTTTGAAAGAAGATTCATACTATAATCATGAAACGTGCACCGTGGATCACGGATTGTTGACGGATAAAGTTTGGTATGATGCTTTTAAAAAATTAGATGCGTTCACAGAAATTTATATAAGAAACATGTTGGCAAACAATGAAAAGATTACGAAAGCGCCACGAATAAGCATGTCAACCATACATGGTGCAAAGGGAGGCGAGTGTGATAATGTTTTATTGTTTACAGACATATCAAAAATAGCCAAAGAACAGCACGACAGAAACCCGGACGAATTACATAGACTTTTTTATGTTGGTATTACTAGAGCAAGAGAAAATCTACATGTATTAGAACCAAAACATTATGAGAGAGGTTATCAAATATGAGATTTCATCAACACATCAAAGGCGACAAAGCAGAATATATTGCTGCGATGTGGTTATGGGATCAAGGCTATTTAGTGTGTAGAAACATGTCTCAACAAGGGGCCGTTGATTTAGTTGCAATAAAAGAATACGAGGTTATACTCATTGACGTGAAATCAGAATGTAGAAGAAAGCGCGACGGCTATAAAATAAATAGATCATTGACACAAGTACAAAAATCTTTGGGTGTAAATATTTTAAATGTAAATGTAGACACAGGAGAATGTACATATGTCTAAGAAATATGATCCGGTAAACTATCCAGCACACTATAATAAAGGTGGAGTACAATGTATTGATGCGATTAAATCTATGCAAGGGGACGGTTTTAAATATTATCTACAAGGCAGTGCGGTCAAATATATCTGGCGGCACGAACACAAAGGCAAACCTATTGAGGACTTAGACAAAGCAATCTGGTTCTTAAACAAACTTAAGGAACAATATAATGGCTAAAAGACCTTACGTACCTTTAAAACCTTTACAAACACCAATGAATTTTAGTCCAGAAACTGATTGGGTTGTACCTAATCTATTAGGTTTAGATTTATCATCTGCTAAAGAAATAGCTATCGACTTGGAGACACGTGATCCTAATTTAATAAAATTGGGTTCGGGTGCTATTTTTGGGGATGGAGAAGTTGTTGGTATCGCGGTTGCAGTAGATGGCTGGAAAGCTTATTTACCTTTTGCGCATGAAGGTGGCAAAGGTTGTTTAGGAAAAAAGACTGTATTAAAATGGTTTCAAACAGTTTTAGATTTACCTGCAGATAAAATATTTCATAATGCAATGTATGATGTGTCTTGGATACGTGCGATGGGTTTAAAAATCAATGGTCGTATTATAGATACTATGATTGCAGCGTCATTAATAGATGAAAACAGATTTCGTTATTCACTTGATTCAGTTGCAAAAGATTACGCAGGCATAAGAAAGAATGAAGCTGTATTAAGAGAAGCAGCTAAAGAGTGGGGTGTTGATCCTAAGGCAGAAATGTGGCGACTACCTGCTCCATTTGTTGGGGAGTATGCGGAAAGAGATGCGGAGGCAACTTTAAAACTATGGCATGTGCTAAAAGTAAAACTGGATGAAGAACAATTATGGAAAGTTTTTAATTTAGAAACAGATTTATTTCCATGTTTAGTTGACATGAAATTTAAAGGGGTAAGGGTAGACTTAGAAAAAACAGCAGATGTTAAAAAATTATTATTAAAAGAAGAAAAAGAAACCAGGGCCAAGATGGAAAAACTGGCAGAGGCAGAAGTAGAAATATGGTCAGCTGCATCTATTGCAAAAGCTTTTGAAAAATTAAATATACCTTTTGATAGAACAGAAAAGGGAGCACCAAGTTTTACAAAAAACTTTTTAGCAACACACCCACACGATTTTCCTAAGATGGTGGTTACATGTAGGGAACTAGATAAAATGAACTCTACATTTATTGAAACAATTTTAAAACGTGAACACAATGGTAGAATCCATGCAGATATAAATCAAATACGATCAGATCAAGGCGGTACAGTTACAGGTAGGTTTAGTTATTCTAATCCTAACTTACAACAGATACCTGCACGACATAAAATATTAGGACCAATGTTACGTAGTTTATTTATACCTGAGGAAAAACATACCTGGGGTTGTTTTGATTATTCACAACAAGAACCCAGGATATTAGTACACTATGCACATAAGATGAATATGGAAGGCGCTAGTACAATTGTTGAAGCATACAACAAAGGTGAGGCTGATTTCCATCAGATGATTGCGGACATGGCCGGCATTGATCGTAAGCAAGCAAAAACAATTAATCTTGGTATCATGTATGGTATGGGTAAAAACAAATTAATGTCAGAATTAGGATTAATGAAAGAAGACGCAGAGGGCTTATTAAAAGAATATCATAGAAATGCACCATTTGTTAAAATGATATCTGAACGAGTAATGCGACAAGCAGAAGAAGTAGGAAAGATACGTACTCTAGAGGGAAGATCTTGTCATTTTAATTTATGGCAACCCGATGAATTTGGGGTATCCACACCGCTACCTCTGGAAGATGCAAAAAAAGAATATGGTCAGTTTCTAAAAAGAGCTTTTACTTATAAGGCTTTGAATAAATTAATACAAGGATCAGCAGCCGACATGACTAAAAGAGCAATGCTAAATTTGTATAAAGAAGGTGTTATCCCTCACATACAGGTGCATGATGAATTAGATATATCCGTTGAGTCACCTGAACACGCTAAAAAAATAATTGAAGTTATGGAAGCTTCCGCAGATTTATGTGTACCAAATAAAGTAGATTATGAAAAAGGACCAAACTGGGGAGAAATAGTGTCGGATGCTAAAAAGGAAAAGAAATAACACCCGACACATGAAGGTGATGAAGATATCTATAAAATAAATTAAAATATAATATTGTCAAATATTATATTTGATATATATTATCATATAA